TAAAGGTGTACTTCCACCAAAACCTCCTGGTTGAGTGTGATTACCCCAATATGAACTTCCACCACCGCCAGCAGCTAATCCTACATTTGCTCCTGTGATAGCACTTACACTTCCATTACCGCCATTACCTGACCAGTCGGGTCCTTGATTTGTACCTGGAGAACTTGCTCCTCCGCCACCAGCATCTCTACTGTTACAACATGGTGGACTTGTGTTAGGTGGTCCATAAGGTGTTCCTCCTCCTGGATTTCCTTCAGGTGGAGTATATCCACCAGAGTTACCATCTCCTCCGGCACCGCCGCCTCCGCCACCAGACCCTCCTGGTTGACCTGGAGTGCTAGATCCTCCGCCACCTCTTGTTGATGAAATTAATGCTCCAATTGTCGAAGGATTTCCTCCGCCTCCTACTGTGATAGTAGTCGCTCCTGCAAGTTTAACTCCTGTTCCTCCTGGAAAAGATGTTCTATATCCTCCAGCACCACTTCCTTGAATAAAAGGATTACCACCAGCTCCTACAACTAAGTAATCAAAAATAATAGATTTAGCTCCACCTCTTCCAAAGCCTGAAACTGATCCTGCGGCTCTACTTGCTATAATTGGCATTTATTTCCTCCTTTATGCAAACTGTGTTTGCGATGCTAAAACTGTATATGTCGATGAAGCTGTTTTAATAGCTGTGATTGTGTAAATATCGTTTGATGTAACATTACCTGAAGAAGGTGCAGAACCACCTTGCCATACAGTTGTAACATTTGTAGTTACTCCATCACATTGGATTTCTGTTGGGTAGTACGCTGTTGCATTTTGTTTTGAAATGTATGCTACAGTTACAGACTCCCCTGTATCTAAAGAAGCATCTAATGAATTAGATCCATCGCCTCTTAAATTAATTATAAAGTTAGCGTTAGCTGCTGCTGTACTTAAAATAACACCTTGAGTATTTGTATCAATAACAACATCAGAATCAAAAGTACCAGAGGTTGTTACTTTTTCAGCAACACCTTGAATTTTTCCATTTCCGTTTAATGTTACTCTTCCAATACCTTTTGGTGTTAAATTGAAATCTACGTTAGTATCATCTCCAGTTGCAGATAATGAAGGAGCATTTCCTGTTGCTGCATTTCCAACAGTTACTTCGTTAACTGCAGAAGCTGCCTCTGTAAATTTTAATAATTCTAAAGTACCGTCACCAATTGATTGTCCATTAACATCAAGTTGTGCAGATAACTGTGGTGAATAATCTGAAGCTAAGTCAGTTAAACCTGTGTCAATAACATCAGTTCCATTTGAGTAAACTACTTTAGTTCCTTTATCTGCAGCTGCCCAAGTTACACCTGAACCAGATGTAGTTTTAACAGTTACAGTGAATGCACCTGAAGTTGCGTTTTTAATAATATAAGTTTTTTCAATTCCATCTGGAATAGTTACATCAACGTTTCCAGTAATTGTACCAGCTAAATTTAAAACTGCGTTTTTACCGTTAGAAGTTGCACCATTAGTAAATGCTAATGTTGCACCTGTTGTTGCATTTAATGTAACAGATTCATATCCAGCAATTGCTTGTGATACGATTACTAAGTTTGTATTTGTAATGTCACCCCATAAACCAGCTTTTTCACCGGTAACCATTAATTCTAGTTTAAGGTCTGTTGAATAACTTGATGCCATAATTTTTAAATCCTTATTTGTTTATTTTTACTAAATTTAAGCGGCAGTGTCAATATCATTCCAAGTGACACTAGTTCCGGTAGAAACCTCAGTATAGCTGACTGTTGTACCTGTGTCAACAATTTGCCAAGACTGAATATTTAAATTTCCAAGAGCTATATTTGCCTGTGAACCTGTTGGTAATACTAAAGCAGAAGCTCCTGGTACTACATTATTTAATGTAGTATTGAGCTGTTGTCCAGTAATACTTGCAATAGTTACTGCATCTAATTCTGCTTGTCCTTGAGCTATTTCTAATGCATTTCCTGTAGTTGTAACATTAGCATCAGCTTCAATTACTGATCCTACAGCAACACTTGCAGATAAACCAATACCTACAACTGTAGCATCTGGACTCGGATCAACTGTTCCTTCAGCTGCTGTTAATTCTTGACCTGTTGGAGATGCAATAGTTAAAATATCAACATCAGTAATATATGTTCCACCCCATTCTGTGGTAGTAGCTCCCCATTCATCTTGACCCCAAGTTTCTCTTTCACCTGAAGTTACACCTAAACCTAAATTTGTATTATTAAGTTGAACTTCTTCCCAAATACCTTCTGCGCCCCATTCTTCAATACCCCATCTATCTCTTCCCCAGCCTTGTTCATTGTAAACAGTTAAAGAACCTAAACCCGTGTTTAATTGATTACCTGTTACTGCTGCATCTGGAGCAGCATCAGCTGTTCCCTCTGCTATTGTTAAATTAGGTAATGGATTTTCATTTAAGAAAATTTCTGTTGCTGTAATGATAGATGGATCACCAGTAGATATGTTTTGTTGTTGACCTGTTACATCTGCATCTGATCCTGCTGTGACAGTACCGGTTCCGATACCTACAGTCATGCCAATACCGGTAACTAAAACATCACCAGCTATACCCCAAGCATTTTCACCCCAAGTTAATCTACCCCAACCAGCATTAATTTCACCAGTTACAGTTTCTTCGGATAAGCTTAATGGAATTGAATTTGATACACCGCCAAAACCTGAAGAACCAAAAGCACCTGCATTCCAGGCAATAGGATTCCCACCTATACCTGTAACAGGTACAGTTATATTACCTTGTTCTCCAAAATTACCTTCGCCCCATTCTAACGAGCCCCAAGTATTGGCCATAGGAAGTTACCTCCTACGCGTTACCAATTCTAAGAATCGCTGCTGAAGTTGTAAAGTTAGGAAACTGAATTGTAAATGTTCCTGAAGTTGCTGTTTTGTCTGCACCAAAATCTAATACTGCAACAGCTGCGTTTGCTGATGATGTATTATAAATTAAAGCACCTCTAGCTGTGATCGTTACACCAGTAAAAGACAAATCTGCAAAATCTACAATCGCAACACCTGATGCAACTGAAGTACTTGGATTTGGTTTTACTAGATCTCCACCACCTGCAGTATATTGACCACTAGCTGAAACTTCACCAGTAGTTGTATATGCTGTAGAAGCAGAATTCAATGTTGCAGTAGAAACATACAAAGCAAGTTTAAAATTATCACCACCAGAAAATTGAAAGTCATGCTTTCCTTCTAGTAGTTCCTGTTTAAAACTATTTGCAACCGCTTGTGTTATTGCCATTTGTATTACTCCTTAATTATTTTTGTTGTCGAATTCGAGGTGAACCATCTTGATATTCATCTCTTCTTCGTCTACCCATTTGCTCAATTGAGAATCCTTGAGCTGCTTCAGAATATTTTTTTTCATAAAACTGAATCATGTCCATTGGACCCTTTAAAAAACCATAAGCTTCAACTAAGCATGCATACAATAAGCCATTTGGAAATTCCTTACTTAAGTATGTTGTTGTATTACTAGCTGATAATTGAGTTGGTTTCAAGATATAATTTATCTGCATGTTATAATTTTGATCTGGTGTTGGAGCTAACACAATGGTGTTTTCATCCCAATATGAGTAGTATTTAGGTAATCCTTGAGCTCCTAATCCATTGTATTCAGAAATATAACTTGTATCTCTGTATTCTAAAAATTGTCTATCAGAATTATCTGCTCCACCACTAGCATTAGTGATTTGTGCTGATCTAATAACTAATGTTTCATCATTAATTAATGGAGTATTTACATATCTTTGACCTGCAACAATATCTGCTTGTGCATATTGTCTATTGTTATCTGAATCAATTTCTCTTAAAAGTCTAAACTCTGCATCTTGAATAAATCCATCAATAATAGTTGATGTAAATACATTTGAATCTACTTCTGTATAATCTCTAATTTTTGATACTAGTTCCGCGTATGTCATTATGCTTGTAGGTTAACTGGACCAGCCGAGCAACCATCTCCTCCTCCACTTACATTTCCATTTGTAGCTGTACTTGCACTTTGGAAATAAAAATAATTTGTCGTATTAGATATATTACCACTTGAATCTATTTTGCCAACCGTAATTGTAAAACCAGATGCATTTGAAATATCTGAAACATTATCAAATGTTGGAACATTATTAAATCCTGTTGGATTTGTTGCACCCCTAAATCTAACTACAGCTCCAGTAGATCTGTTATGATTTGGTGAATAAACATTTATATAAGTATTGCCTGAATATTTAATTGTTTCAAAAGGATTAGTTTGTAATAAAATTAATACTGGTGGTTCAACTCTATCGGGTCTTGCTTTTGGTAATCCTTGTCCATCAGCCGTGAACCTTCTAGGTTCTAACTGTGGATGTTTAGGCTCGAACTCTGAATAATGGACAAAGGCTCCATTCCATTCAGTAACCATTTCAGAATAAGGAAACTCCATTCCTGATCTATCCGATATCGCTCTTGCAAATTTTCCTTTAGATAAATTAGACATTTGGATAATAAGTTTTTGGAGTTATAAAAGAACTAGATGAAGAACCATCTTCAGCTAAAGCTCTTTGTAATTCATCTTCGTATAATAATTTTAATTCTTGGATTCTTTGAGGCGCTTTTTTAATTGCCAAATAATAAGCAAGGCCCGCGCACATACAAGGAACGAACCTATAAGGTACATCGGTTGCGTTTGTATAAGCTCCAACATCTTGAATCCTTTTTACATAATAATAGTTAATAAAGTTTCCAGCTTCAGATGAGCCTGGAGTAAGATATAAAGTTATTGTAACTTTGTCTATAAATCTTTGTACAAAATATTGTACAGGTTGTCCTTCAGATGTTTTATTTGATAAAGCTTGATAAGCTGATCTATTAATTTTTGTAAGAGGTGTATCTATAGAAGATGCATTCCGATAAGAGCACTCCAATATATCGTCAACACCGTATACAGCAGTCGCGTCGGATGTGCCATCACCACTCGAACGATACATTGTATAAGTTGCTTGACCATCTACTAAAGTTATTGAGTTATTTGCAACTTCCCAATAATGCAAACCACGGTTTGCCCATTCTTGAAATAAAATGTTTAGAGATCGTCGCGCAGTTTTTATATCATAACCTGCGTTAGGTTGCAACCCAATCCTTTCATAAGCCTCTTCAATAATCTCATCGATTTGAAAATTCTTATCAAAGATATAAGTTCCTGAAGTAGTATTAGCCATTTAGCCTCCTACTTATCTAATAGTACAGTTACAGTTCCTGTTAATGAAGAGATACTAATTCCATCTTCGAATAACACTCCATCTTCTGGAATATTAAACGCAAAGACATCACCTACTGGAGCATCTGCTTGAAAGTAAATATTTGTAGTTCCACCATTAACTAATGTAACAGCTCCTACAGTTGTAGCATTTTCTGCACCAAGAATAATTCCTCTTAGTCTAGTTCTTCCAGCAAATACAACACCAGTTGTATTTCTTCTTATTGCTTTAACATCTGATTTAAAAGACATATTTTAAACTCCTAAATTTTTAAGAGCTCCCGAAGGAGCTCTATAATTAATTATGCAACTGTTGATGTTGGGTCATTCAATTGAAGCCATTGAGCTCCATCTGAAAACACATAACAAGAAACAGAAGTTCCATTAGCACCATTCTTAACGTAAGCTATCACACCTTCGTTCTCAGTTGCTAATAAAGTTCTTGGGTTTGTAGTAGCCGCAGTTGATAATGTAGTTACATTACCTGAAGCAGCTATGAATGGAAGTGTGCCACCTTGTTCAGTGTCATTTGCACCAGTTCCACCTGCGTTTACGTTAGGTCCACCAATAAAGCCATTAAGGGCTACTACTGGTCCTGTAAATGTAGTATTTGCCATATTTATATCCTCCTAGTTGTTTCCACATAGTCTCTAGGCCGTCGACTATACTCGTCTATGCAGAATAATTTATGTATAGTAGTTGATTTATATATGAAATTATTAAAAAGTGCAAGAAATCCCTACAGAAAAAGAGTCCTTTTCAACAATGTAAAGTCCTTAATTAACCAGCGTACAGATGAATTTCACCATCTAATGGATTATTATGGACCTCTGCCTCTTGTGTTCTAATGATAGATCTAATTACTATTTTGATCTCATCACCTAGAACAGACATTTCAGGTGTTATCTGTCCTTTATTTTCAAGAAACAACTCATTCCATCTAGACTCGAGTTTCAGTTTCTTGGCGAACAGTATCATGTTGTCTTGAGCCATTTGTAACCTCCTCATAGGTTATATAAAAATCACTTCCAGCACCATGGTACTGTAGATCATTTTTTTCCCAATCTATATCAGATTTTCCTAGAAAGTCAATGATATGAGGATGTAGCTCTTCAACGGTATTTATTTCTTTATTAACTTCAATCTCAAATTTAGTTTGAAGTAGTTTTGTAAAAATTTTTATAAGATATTTATATTTCATAGGTTTGTCTTTCTAACATAA